AGTCGTATAGACATCATCCCCTACTGTCACACGCCATTCTGGAAGCCATGTCATATTACGTTCAACACATTGTTTCTAATAGTGCCTCGGTTGATTGCTTCAACCATAACAATTTCAATGGCTTCTGCAATGGCGTTAGGGTCTCCAACGCCTGTGTTTATGTTGTTGTTAATAGTTACGCCTGTTGGCAGTTGATTGCCTGTGCCACTAGTTCCCAAGCCTACTGTTGATGGCATTGATGTAGTAGTTCCACCATTAGATGTAATGCCAAGAGATGCATTGGTTGCTCCTACAAATGGCACATAACCACCTAGAGCGGCTTTCTGGGATGCAGCTAAAGAATTGAAAGCCGATGCAGCAGAGCCAGCAAAATTCTTGAAGTAAGTTTCAAGACTTGCTAACTGCTCCTTGACAGACATGAAGTTCCAGTTTTTAAAGATGTCATCAAGAGGCTTAATGCCTTGTAAAGTGCTAACTAACTTCTCTGTATTCTTTTGAGCGGTATCCAATAACTTTGTATAGATTTCAATCTGGGTAATGTTCTCATCTTCAATAGCCTGCATAAGCTTGAGACGAATACGATCTTCTTCTGAAATCTTACCCTTAAGGGCAGCTTCAATCTGAATCTTCTGTAGGTCAAAGATAGCCTTAGCCTTAGAAAGTTTAAGGTTTTCTTTAGTGGTTTTAGTTAAAGCCTGAGTTGCCTTTAGTTGTGCATTTGCTGCCTTAGATGCGGCTATTGCATCGGCTCTCTGGGTATCTTGTGAAGATACGCTAGTTGAGATATTTCCCATACCTTTAAAGCCACCAACAGGCTTGTTGTAAAAGAAAAAGTTTTCTGCATCAAACAAAGATTTGGTAATGTCAATAAACTTGCCAGTTTCGCGAGTTAGATTTGCAAAAGCGGTAGCAATCTTTCCAATACCGCTAATTACTGGATCAATAGTATTTGAGCCAGAAGCAGTCTTAAGGGCATCGACAAAACCTTGACCAATAGTTTCTTTGGCGTTATTGACTGCAACTTGTAACTTGGCTATTTCGCCTGCGTAAGTGTTAGCAGCGGTTGAAGCCTGCCCAGCAAAAAGGACGGAAAGTTTTTGTTGGATTTCTTCAAAACTAGAGCTAGTAAGTTCTGCCTTACTTAGTCCTACGCCTAAACGACCTAGAGCCTGAGTCTGCCCTAGATAACCTTTTTGGAGACTTTGTGAGACTTGAGTTAGGCTTTTACCTGTGCCCGCGCTAATGTCTAAGGCAAGGTTGAGCAATTCTTGAGACTTAGTAACTGACATTGTGGCTCGCAAAAAGCGATCCATAGCAGGGCGAAGTTCATCATCGAGAACGCCTGTCTGTTGTTCTAAGCGCGAAATGTATCCATTGACTGTTGCTGAGTTACTACTAAAAGCAAGTCCTAAATTATTAAGAGTTTGTCCTAATGCTCTAGCCGCTTTATCATCTTCTGCAAAAGCTTTGACTGCTTGACCAATGCCACGAACTCCAAAAGCAAGACCAAGACTAACTCCTAGTTTTTTAACACTCCTAGAAAGTTTGTCGGTAGATGTCTCTGCTGCCTTAAATGCCTTTTTGCCTATAAACTCAGCGGCAATATTAATGGCTACATTGCTCATGCTGCTCTCCTAATATCTACCATCGCTGTGCGGCGGTTAAACTTTGTTGTTGTTTTTTCAATAGCCTTAAACACGGAAGCATTAGCCCTACCCTGAGTATTTGCCCAAGCTCTAAAGATTAAGCGACCCATCATGCGATGGTCACCTCTACGAGCTGGCCCATAAAGCTGACCAAGATTAGAAATAAACTGATTGCCAGCATAAGGATTATTAGATCGTGATTTACCCTTAGATGCTCCACCTGCACGAGGGCCTACCCAATCTTGACCTTGACCATTCTTACGACCAGCAGTCTCATAGATTGCGCCAATCATAGATTTATTCTGAATGCGAATGTTATTAACAAAGCCAGCGCGGTTAGGTTTTGATGGTGTTGTTTTATAGATAATGCCCTTGCGGATTTCTAAAGCGTTGTATTTAGGAAACTTACCGCGAGGACTAGCAATTTCGCCCCAGCCACTCATAGGTGAAACAATTGGCACATAAGAACGAGCTTCATTGACAACGGGCTTGAGAACTGCACTCAATTCCTTTGTCAGTTCTTTAGCAAGGTCTGGAGCGTATTTATTTAATGCTTTCTTAAGAGCGACCGCGCCTACTACTTCTGTTGGCATCGTTCATCTCCTTTGTTTCATCTTTAAGACCCTGCAACAAGGCTTCTAGCATTATTGGGTCTAACTCTAATAATTCTTGTGGCGCGAGCCCCAACCTAATGCTTAGCCTAGCAATTAGGTAAGTGAATGGAAGGTCGCGCTTTAAGACAAAGGGTCTGAGTCTAGAACCTCAACACTCTTAAGTGTTTCGATAAACTCAATCCCGAAAGGCTTAACAGATTCACCTGATCTGCGTGTGACTTCCCATGCAAGCCAATAGACATCCGATTGCTTTTCCTCATCGCGAAACGCTTTGTGGAAGCCCTTTTTTGCATAAGATTCAAAGCTATATTCAACGGCTGGTGTTATCTCGCCTTCAAGTACGCTTCCATCTGTACGAACTATCTTTAGTCTTGCCATTGGTTAGCCCCTTTGTTAGTTAATTATGCTGATGCTACAGTGATTGTGCCATTCACATTCCATGTCACAGATTGTGTGCTTAGGTCTGCTACTGAGCCGTTGATGTCTGTAGTGTTGTTAATCAAGCAGGTCATTGTGTAAAGCGGATTAGTTGCAGATGTTGCACCTGATGTCTGCTTTACTGTGACTGTTGTTGATGTTCCCCATGCAGCTTGCAGAGTCTGTAGGACTTCGCTTGTAGCTGTGTCATTAAGGAAATCGATTGTAATAGATGATGCTTCTAGACCCTTAACAAACTTGTGACCTGAGTCACCCATCGCTGTTACTTCTAGTTCATCAAAAGAACGATTGATTGTTACTGATGTTACATGGTCAGAGAGATCCACCGCATTAACAGTAAGAACCACTCCATTATTCAGAAATACTGCCACGGCTTATTCCTCATCTTTCTTGGTTGCTGGCTTTGGTGTTGGTGCTGCTGTTGGTGCTACCTGACCGATTTTAATCAAGAAGGCTTCCAACTCTTTATCGTAATCGGACATGCTTAACTCCAACTCGTTAGGATTGATACGGACATCTCGCAGCTGAGAAGGTCTCCCGAAGCAGCATTGAGAACACTAGGCGCACTGATTGCGCTTACATTATAGACCAAAGATGATGCAGCAAGGAGTGCGAACACACTAACTACTGTATCCTCAATGCCGTTAAGGTTGCCCTCATTATCAAAGAGTGGCACTGTCATTACAATTTTAAAGTTAGCCATAGGGCTGATAGAAATCTGGCTGTTGTTGTTAGGTGTTAGATACGGATCATCTGGACTGACAATTACAGAGTTTGCTAAAACTGTTGCAGGCGGGAAAGCAAAGGTTTGCCACTTAGCGTTATTGACTAGGGCAGTCGCTAAAGTGGTTCTAAGTGTTGTAATGGCAACTGGAGGCATTATCCGACCATTGAGCGTGGGTCTAGTGCGTGTGCTATCAATCCTCGCACCTTAGCGAGCAGCTGAGCTGACATCCGATAAGGGCTTGGCTGGAAATCGACAAGGTTACTGCCTGAAAGGGTAGCAGTACGAGCTTGCCAGATTTCTACAGATATCATTAAAGCTGCTTGCTGGATTGCCATATCAGCAGTCCAATCGGTTGATGCACTTGTTGTAACTGTTCCATACGGATTAACATTATGGCGTGGTTCAGCCGTTGGTGTTCCTGTTATTGCGTAAGAAATTGAATAATCGCCAACTTCTGTAATTGTCTTAGATCCGTTTAGGTGAGCTTTGTTATTAGTTACAACTACTGTTTCACCGACATAATAAATATCTTTAACAGGTATATCAAAATAAAGAGTGCCTACTGTGGTCGTGTTGCTGTGTGCAACATTAAAATTAACATCTGCCCATAGCATTGGAAGTAGGACTGCATCTGTAGCGTCACACACTTCTTGCAAGGTGGCATCTGGATACAAAGTACCGACTCCGAGAGTGCTGCGGAGTTCTGCGACTGTTGTAAGTGCCATTCCTTGTCCTTTCTAAAGACTCTGAGGGGTAGAGGGCTACTACCCCTCAGAGCGACTTAGTGTGGCTTACGCCTTGTTATTCTTGAATGCGCCTGCTCCGACCTTAGTCGCGATTGCGCCAAAGCCGTAGTAACCGATAGTCACCTGTCCTGCGGCTGTTGATTCGGCGCGCAAGCGGTAGGTAGGGCTCTCGTACCATGTGTATGCATCTGGATTCACAACAAGAATTGTTCCATCGCCATCGCCTGCGTTTGTTGGATCAACATAGAGGTTTAATCCTGCGACATTTCCTGTTAGTGATGTTGGTGTTACTACACCGCCTGCGTTCATTGGCTGTGATGCTGTGTAGATTGGACGACCTGCATCGTTAAGAGACATGATGTTTGACCATTGTCCTGTTGATACAACCATGTTGCGAGCGAATGGGTTAGGAAGTCCTGCTGTTGCGCCATAAACAGAAGCTGAACCGCGAGCGACAATACCTAGCAACTCTGAAGCTGTTGGGTATGTGACTGTTGTTGTTGCATCTGCTGTTGCGCCTGCAATAAGAGCAGCATTTACTGCTGCGTTAGTAGCTTTTGCGTAAGCTGCTGCCATGTTGCGAACTAGCTCATCAAAGAATGCTGGAGATGTACGATCTAGCAATTCAACAGAGAATGTCTGCTGTCCAGCGTACTTCTTAACTGATACTGACAAGAATGCTGATGTCTGATCTGTATCAGAAAATGCTGCACCTTCTGCTGTATCTGCAACTGTTGGAGCTGCTGTGATTTTTGGAATCTCGAAAGTCATACCTGCATCTGGCAATACTCCGCGAGAGATTGCATCGATTGAAGGACGGATTGTTGTTGATAGTGGGTTGATGATTTCAGATAGTTGGCGTGTTGGTACTAGACCTGCGTTATCTGTTGTGTCATCTGCTGCGCGTAGGTATTGACGAGCATCTTCATCACCTAGAGCTGCGCGAATTGTGTTTTCTGCATACTTAGCTGCTGTTACTTCAATGCGTGGCTTTGCAAAGTATGCTGCTGATACAGTTGGGCGAGCAGCTTCAACCGCTTGTGCTTCAACTGGTGTTGCTTCGACTGCTGAAGTGGTTTCTTCCACGGTGGCTGTCTCGCTTTCTGTTGGTTGGGTTTCTTCTTCTACAGCAGATTCTTCTGCTGCAATATCAGTGACTTGAGCCGACTTAAATGCGGGCTCTGTAACAAGGCTCGTTTCTACGAGCCTAGCTGAGGAGACATAAGTAATGCCATCCTTAATTTTAGACTTAAGAACTTCTGCACCAATGCTCAATCCTGACTGCAAACCTTCTTCTGCAAGGATTAAAGCTTCTGTACCGCGCTGTGAGCGACTAACAGAGAACACTGCATGAATTGCATCTTCTGATTCGCTAAATGAAACCATGCGACCTAGAGGCTTTTTATTATCATGTTGGCTTAATAATTTAATTGCTTTAGGGTCTTGAATCTCAATAGAGCCAGAAGCAAAGATTACTTTACCCATATTGGTTGAGCCTGCTTCGACATTAAGAGGCACAATCTTGCCTGAGATAGTGCGACTTGCTGAGTCAGCTGTTAAGTCAGCTGAGAAGGTGATTACTTGGTTCATTCCATACCTTGACTTCCATTAGGTGTTAGATCAGTCATTTCCATTGCTTGTTCTTGGGTAATCAAATTGAGGCTAAGTAGTTTTTCAATCACTGCTAGTTCTTGCATTGGGTCAGTGCGCAAGAAGTTTTTATCAATATCAAACTTGACCACATTTCCACGAGCAGTAATATCATCCATAGACAAGCGATCTTCTATTGCACTTATGAAAGGCTGCAAAGATAGTTGAAGAAACTGTTTTCTCTCGTCTTGAACATTATTGTATGTGTAACTGGAGTTCTGGTCAGCAGATACATAGATTGCTGGAACATTGCATAAACGGGCAATTTCAGTTGCAAGATTTTGAATTGCCTCGCCGTACATCATGTCCTTAGGTGAAAATTGAACAGGAACATACTCAAGAGTAGAAGTCAAATAAGCAGTAGAGCGATTATTTCTTGCGCTCTTGAAAGCAGCTAATAATCCAGAAACTTCTTTAGGATCAAGGTCAGCGCCATTGTTCCGAATTATCCCAGTCGGCATTGGTTGAGAAGCTGAGACCGCTGCTGCTTTTTGCACATCAATAGCTGCGCGGATTGTTTGAATGCCAGTAGTTAAGATTCCAGGAAGCAAGCTTTGGAATGTGACCAAACTTCCTAAGCCGTCCATTGGTAAAGTCATTCCATCAACTGCATAAGATTTAACAAAAGTGTTAGTGCTATCAAGTGTTGCAGTTACGCGATTGTTAGCAATCCACTCAAAGCGAGATGGTCGGCCATCCTCGGAATAAATCTCAACCACTTTCCAGAAGGCCTGCGAATATAGAAGCAATGATTCAACTGTATATGCAATCGTTACAGATCGTGGCTGTGAATAAGAAGGTTGCTCTAACCATGCAGGTGAGCCAAGTTCTTCATTAGTAGATTTTTTGTATAGTTCCATTGGAATTGCGCCAATAGTTCCCGCTAAAAGATTTCTGCATCTCATTAATGCTGGAACACTGAGAGCATCTTCTCTGCTAACAAAGGCATACTGAAAAGGCATGGCATAAGGTGAATACTCGCCAAGAACTTGAGGAGCAGACTGAGCTTCTAATAGAGGCTTAGACTGGAGACCGAATGTTTGCAAGATGCGACCCATAGACATAAATGGTAGCACATGTCAAGTATTTGACATACCACCTAAGGTGTGTCTAGGTAATAATTTGAGGTTTAGGTGCTGGAAGCATTAACTTGCTTACAGTCATTGCAACTCCAATAATGGCACTTATATCGCCTGCCGATTTGCGCTTTATGATTCTCCAAGCTGAGTCATTGACCTTAGCTGCGCAATTATTGAATTGTTGGACAAGTTCGACTTGCCCATTATGAACGACCTTATGAGTTACCAATCCAGTCAATAAATCGCCACAGGCCTGATAGAACTGCTGGCCTGAGACATCCTCTGTCATTACTCCAGCCTGCTTTAATCTATCGGCTATAGATTGAGTGGCGTACTTGTCGTAGCAGACTAGGCGCGGTCTGTAAAGGTCACACCAGCCTTTTATAGCTGCTGCAATCTTTAGATCATCAACTGCGACTTGAGAACTCCAAGTCTCCATAATTCCGATGCCAATCCTTCCATCTGGAAGTAATTGTCCAGCGACTAAAGATGCGTTCCTTCTCGAAGGACTGACATCGAAACCAAATATAGTATAAGCCCCAACTGCAAGTTCTAGTGTGTTATCGCTAGTCTCCTCAAGAATGCCATGAGGCCACGGGCTTTGCAGAGAATCAATCCACTGGCATAAAGTCTCAGTACGAGTAGTCTCTATAGGTGCAGTTGCAATCGCTTCCTCGATTGATTCTTTAGTCACTGTGTAACCCAAAGCAGGATTACTTGGTGCTACAGCATCACGCCAGAAAGCTTCTGATCTAATGTCTATCTTGCAATACTGTGGAGCAGAATACTCATAATAGCCAAAGGTCTCAGGCGGGTAATCCTTAGCGCGTTCGACAAGGCCATTTAGGACTGTTGAGAATGCATCACCCGCATTCGATGTTAAAAATGTCTGGGCGTT